TGGCGAGCCAGTAGAAGGCAAGTGCGCGTGCACCGGCCAATCTGGACATCTTGGGGAGCGCCGCACGAATCAGCCATAGAGTCGGCCGACGTCACCTGGGGGCCTTCATCGACCCGACAACGTTCGAAGTTGTGTGCTCGAACGGAGCATAGTAGGCGCGGAACGCAGCATGGCCTTCGGCGTCTTCGGGTGGGTCGTCGTCAGATGACGCGTCGGAACGCCGACAACAAGGCAAAGGGGGAGTTGGGATGTCGCTGAGCTTCTGCGCGATCGACTTCGAAACTGCCAATCGTCATCGCGGCAGTCCGTGCGCCGTCGGGCTCGTGAAGGTCGTGGACGGAGAGGTCGTTGACACCCGACGCTACCTAATGCGTCCGCCCGAGGGCTGCGACGAGTTCGAGCCCTTCAACATCAGGATCCACGGCATCACCCCAGCGATGGTGCGCGGCGAGCCAAGGTTCGCCCAGCGGCTGCCGGAGATCCTCGCGTTCGCCGATGGCCTCCCGCTCGTCGCCCACAACGCAGCGTTCGACATGGGTGTCATCCGCGCCGCTTCCTTCGTCAGCGATCTCCTCTGCCCCGAGGCGTCCTACGCCTGCACGCTCGTCTTCTCGCGCGCCACGTGGAGCCTCCTGTCGTACTCGCTTCCCTGGGTCGCCGAAGCGGCGGGCGTCGTGCTCGACCATCACCACGACCCAGAGGCCGACGCGCGCGCGACCGCGTTGATCCTCCTCGCGATCGCCGAACACCACGGCGCGACGACCCTCGAGGGGATCGCACAGGCAACCCGGGCCCACCTCGGATCAATGAGCGCCAACGGCTGGAGTGGTAATCATCGGACGTGGTCGGGAGGACGCGGCGATGTCCCGGCCACGAACCCGGATGCGAGTCCCGATCACCCGTTCTATGGCCGCGAGATCGTCTTCACCGGCGCGCTCGATTCGATGACCCGGGCGATGGCGTGGGACCGAGTCATCGAGGTCGGAGGTCGGCCGGCGCCCGGGGTGACCAAGCACACGAACGTCCTCGTCATCGGCTACCAGGATGCGTATCAGCTGCGGCCGGGCGAGCAGCTGTCGGCGAAGGCTCGCAAAGCCCGCGACCTGCGCGAACTCGGCCAGCAGATCGAAGTTATGCCCGAGGTCGACTTCGTCCAGCTTCTCGCACCCTGACTCCGGGGGCACGGTTGTGTCAGGCGCCGTCGCGCACGATGGTGGCATCCTGGTCACCGGGGCCTCGGTCGCAGCCGCCCGCAGGGCCGCGACGGTGGGACCCTCGACCGACCTCAGCGCCTGATCTGGAACGTCTCGGATCGCACGATCGTTCCATCGTGTCAGCCGCAGGGGCCCTTGTCCGAGACGACGTGCGGGCGGCTCCGACGCCGGGCACGCAGGCGACAGTGCTTTCCGGATGGGCTTCCCATTGCCCGCACGGCAGCGTCATACCCGGGGTAAAGGCACCTAGCGCCCGGATCCGGTGTTCTGTGGCCCACTCCAGCCGGCTGACGTCTTCTGCGCCCTGAGGCGAGGGGGCTGGCTGCAGGCCGAGAGAGCCGTCCGAGAACCGACCGCGCTTACGATCGCGCCGATCGAGGTCACAATCGGACCCGACACCGCCGACTTCCTCTAGGCCGTGCGGAGCAGCGGCTGCCACTTCAGCCGCGAGCCCCGGATGGCGTACCGAACGGCATCGCAGCTGTGGTCGTTGGCCTTGATCGGGGAGTCCTGGCCCTTGGCGGTCGCGACCGGATCCCAGGTGTACGAGGTGTGCTCCTCCCAGGCGTCGTGAGTCGTGGGCTCATGGAACACGAGCTTGCCGGCGCCCAAGAGGGCCGAGACGTCCTGGATGCCGTGGAGCACCTCGTTGTCCGCCGGGACGATGTGCCGTACGCCGTCGCGCCAGAGCTGGAGGATCAGGGCGTTCGCACTCGGATCGACGCAGACCTTCTCTGGTGGCTGGGGGAGTTCGGCGGCCCACGCCCTAAAGGCCCGGCTCTGCTCGGGCATGGTCAGCTGACGGCCAGCCTTGCGGGAGTCGTGGCGCCATTCGTGGTGGACGTATATTCGGCCATCGCATCCGAGGGAGAGCGCCAGGAAGACGGTCGGGTTGGTTGTGCCGTAGTCGACACCGGCCACCGTCCAGACCAGACCCGGCTCGCGCGGAAGGTCTCGGGGGAGGTCCTGGACCTGAAGTGCCTCACTGAGCATGTCGTAGATCGCGCCATCGGCGATACACCACAGTCCCAGAATGAACCGCTTGTACCAGAGCCCCGTGTATTCGAGCTTGATCTGCCGGACGTACTCCTCGGGCAGGTAGGGGTTGTCGTCCAGGGTGAAGTGCCAGCGTTGCAGGTCGAGCTCGCCAGATCGGTTGAGGAACTTCTTGGCGATCCAATGGGCGGGCGAGTCAGGGTTGGTAGTCCCGAAGAACGAGGCCCCTTCGACGCGAAGCCGGGAGAGCGCCATCGTGAAGAATGACTCGGGCCAGGTCGTGAGCTCGTCGCCGTACATCCCGGCAAGGGTGAGGCCGCGGATCTTCGCCTCCGCTCCCTCGTTGGTGGCTCCGACGATGATGTGCCGGCGGCCCGCGACCCAGACCTCTGAGTCCCTCGTCCGGACGTGCCTGCCGAGGATCTCCCGCAGGGGGCGGACGACGTTCTCCTTGACCGTGCGCTCGGTCTTGCCCGATAGCATGAGCGTTCCGTCTGGAGCCTGGTCCCGGAGCCAACGGACATAGCGCAGCATCGAGACCGTCGTCTTGCTCGACGAGACGGCTCCCTCCCAGATGTTCAGCCGGAGGGCGGGCGCCACCATCGACTCGCGCGCCTTGCCGACCCACGGCCTGAGCCCGACCGCCATCAGCCCGTCCGGCGCTTGGCTACGGTCTCGTCGGACCCCTCGAGGTGGTCGAGGTACTTGTCGATGTCCGCGCTGCCGGAGTCGGAGACCGGGATGCTGTCGCGGTAGACGGTCGGCCGGGCAGCCTTGAGCAAGAAGATGAGGAGCGTGTCGCTGTGGTTCATGGCTCGTTGCCGAGCAGCGGCCTCGAGGCCCTCGATGGCGTCCTCTCGGGCATCGTCCCACTTGGCGCGGAAGTCGGGGTTCTCTAGCTTGGCCTTGTAGACGGCCTGGCGGCTGACCCCGGCGGCCTGAGCGGCGGCCCGGACGATGCCGCTGTTGCGATACGCGTCGAAGAACCGCTCATGCCACTGACCTGGGTCTCGGACCGGCGGCTTGCGGGCTTTTATGGTGCCCACCGTGACCACCTGGGCCCTACCCACAGTGCGCCTCCAGCCCGGTAAAGCCCTGCCAGCGCTCCACCGCGACTTGCACGTAGCGGGGATCTATCTCCATCGCGTAGCAACGACGGCCGAGGCGTTCAGCGGCGATGATCGTGGTGCCACTGCCAAGGAATGGGTCATACACGGCCTCACCGGGCCGCAGGTGGTTGCCTATCGGGATCTCGGCGAGGACGACCGGCTTCTGGGTGGGGTGGTCGGTCTTCTCCTCGGTGCTCCCGGCGCCGAGGCGCTTGGGGCTCGGAGCGCGCCAGATCGTGGCCTGATTGCGCTCGCCGTAGAAGGGGACCTTCGCACCGGGCTTGCGGACCACGAAGCAGGGCTCGTGGGCCCAGTGATACCACTGCCGGCCGATCGAGAAGAGCCCCTTGTCCCAGATGATCTGCTGGCTGAGCTCGAAGCCGATCCCGAGGAGGCCCTGGAGCACCTGCAGGGTGTGCGAACTCGCGTACCAGATGTAGCCGACCTGCAGCGATGGCACCAGGGCGAAGGCCTCGGACCAATCGGCGCGGATGTCGCCACTGATGCTGGTGTTGCGGTGGCCGGCGGTGCGCCCGTGGGCGCCACGGGGCGGCCGTGTGGCGTTCTCGGACTCGGGTCCGCCAGGTGTGCCATCCCGCATCATGTAGGGGCGCTCGGCGCCAGCCTTGACGCCCCAGCCACGCACCCGCTTGGTCGGGCCGTTGTACACGCCGTCACGCCAGGTCTGATCGAGCGACACGCCGTAGGGCGGGTCGGTGACAAGCAAGGTCGGCGTCGCGTTATCGAGCAGCCGGGCCACGTCGTCGGCCTTGGTGGCGTCCCCGCACAGCAGACGATGCTCACCGAGGCGCCAGAGTTCTCCCGGCTTGACATAGACGTCGGCCTCTTTCGGAACCTCGGGCATCTCATCGGGGTCACCCAGACCGAGCCGGCGTAAACCGTTGTGGTCAGCCAACTCCGCGAGCATCGCGGCGAGCGCTTCATCTCCAGGCGCAACGTCCGCCAGGAGCGCAGCCAGGGCGTCCTTCTCGGCCTCAGCCATCGCGGCCAACGGATCGAGCGAGGCCAAAACGAGCCGTTCTTCTTCCTCGGTGAGCTGGACGTAGGTCACGGGTACGCTGGCTTCGTTCCGGGCGAGTGCCAGCTCAACTCGGAGGTGGCCGTCGACGATGTGGCCGGTCATTCGGTTGACCAGGACCTGAGCCACCCAGCCGACCTCACCGAGGGCACCCTCGAGTGCACGCTGCTGGTCTTTGGGGTGACTCCGCCAGTTGGCGGGGTTCGGAATGAGGCTGGAAGGCGCCACTTCCGCATGGCCGACGATGCGGTTGCGCCAAGGTGCCTCAGCGGCCATCAGGCGCCCCCTTTGACCACGATGGCAAGCCCGAATGCGCGCACACGACCTGGGTGAACCGGCATCCGCCGATCGCGACAGGGCATTCCGTATGGGATGGCACCCCTTCGAGGCGGTCAACCGAAACATCGAAACGCTCCCCGCGCTCGTTGTTTCCGTGTTTCGGTTCCCGGGGGGAGAGGTTAGGGACGGCGTGGGGGGAGCGCGACTGGGTGGTCATGCCGTCCTCCCCTCCGCCGCGGCGACCCACTCATCGCGGCCTTCGATCGGAATGCGGTAGGTTGCTAACGCGTGTCCAACTCCCTCCGGGCGCGCCAGATTTCCCTAGATGATCGAGAACCAGTCGCGGATGCCCGTCGGCCAGCCACCGGTTTGGGAAACCTCCAGAGACTGGGACAGGAGGCTGTCGATCTGTCGGTCCAGGTTGAATGCGACGGCCCATGCGATCTGCTCGGTCGGAGTCCCAACCCATGGCAGCGGCCGCATCACGACTACCTGCTCC